ACTTGTTTCTATTGATCCAATCTCTAAATTCACTTCAGATAATGGAGTCCCGCATCAGCTCACATCTGGACAAGGTGTAAATATCAGCCCGCAATCTGGTGTAATTCCGCCTCCGCTGTATAACGGACAAGTTGCTTATGTCGGCGTTCTTGACGCTCTCACGATTGAGCTTTTTAAAGATCAAAACAACGCCAAGAACGGGAATTTTCCAATTGAAATGGAAAGTATTCTCGGTTCGGGATTGATTAAAATCAAAGACAGCAAGCCAAGTCAGGTTGTTACTGCAATTCGCATGGATTCTGCTGTTCCTGTTGCAATAACAACGGGTAACCCGATAGCGTTTCCAGACACAGGAGTTATTTTGCCTGTTCCTCTTAAGAAAAAAGTAACATATTTTGCGAATGCTCTTAGTGATACAGATTTGAATATTTTTGAGTCATTTGAAGACGCTCAAAATAATATAAATCCCATATATTGTTCAACTATGGGGTCTCCATTTTCTGTGGATATCCGAAAAGAGATATTGCCAGAAACAAAACTCACTTTTGCGATTCAACATTACTTCAAACAAGGCGATCAGGTTCAAGTTTATACGGCTGGTGGCGTTTTGCCAAATCCACTCATATCTAACCAGAATTATTTCGTGAATGTTGTCGATTCATTCACAATCACAATTCACGAAACGCAAGCGGACGCTAATGCTTCTAATCCGACAAATTATATCAATCCTATTAAATTGATAGATGCCGGAAGCGGGGCAAATTTTGTCGTAAAATTACTCTCAAGCACATTTCGTAGCGGCGAAACTTCACAAATTACCGCCGCAGGATTGAATATTTCTGCCCCAACTGGCGCGGGAGCAAATTATCAAGCTGTCGTTACCGGATCAGTTCGTGTTGTTCAAGTGACAGCGCAAGGCAACGGCTATTCCACTGTTCCCGGAGTTACTTTTTCAGAACCTCCAGACCCTCCTATTGGTTCAGGTCAACAAGCAGAAACCGCTACCGGATACGCGATCATCAATACGATTTCTACCAAGCTGGAACAAATCATTATCACGAATCCCGGATCAGGATATACTTCTCCTCCTGCAATTACGATCGATCCTCCTACCGGAGCAAGTCCGGCACAAGCAACGGCATCAGCAACGCTTCAAACATCGTTCGTTTCGTATTTCCGTAAAATTTCAGGCGGCAACAATTATAGACAGGCTCCGCAGGTTCAGATAGCGGGTGGCGGAGGTTCTGGAGCGACAGCCCAAGCAGTTGTTAATAACTCAATTATCAATCTGAATTCTATTTCAGTTGTTGGAACAACTGCAACGGCAACTACAGCTTCTCCTCACGGATTTTCTGTTGGTTCAGTAGTGACATTAGAGAATGTTTCACCAACGACACCATTTAACGGCGATAAAACAGTTCTGAGTGTCCCTTTGCAGACTCAAAACATTTTTAGCATTACGAGAATTCTGACAACTGCAACAGTCACGATGACCGGTAATCACAATTACTCAACTGGGCAAATCGTGACTATTGCAGGAACAACAGAGCCGCAATATCTTGGCCCTTACGCAATCACAGTCATAAATTCTACGCAATTCACATATACTGTAACAGGAAATCCAATAACCCCTGCTGGCGGAGCGGCAAAAACAGCAAGTATTCCTTCACCATCCGGAGCAACATTTACATTCACCGTTCCTTCTGGAACGACAAGTGCCACTCCAAATACGGGAACTGTTTTTTCTGGTGAAGTTGTTGCGTTGAACATTATCACAAGCGGAACCGGATATACTTCACCGCCGAGTGTTATTCTGACTCCTTCAACTGGCGTATTTGTGGAGTTTACAAGCACAGGGACTCTTCCTTCGCCTCTTGTCGCGGGAACTGCATACAGGGCGGAGGCTCCTCTTGATACCGCCGCTGGCGTATTCACAGTTCGTAATGCAGATTTCTCAAAAATTAACATTACCGGAGGAGGAAGCGGAACATTCTATACAGTTCTTTCCAGAACATTCGGCGTTGATTTTACTGATCGTTGGCTTGGAGATTTTTCAAATATCACAACAGGACAGGGAATATATTTCGGGACAGATTTTATTCTCCCAACAACATCACCAGCGATTGACGGATCAACGCAATTCTTTTTGGATGTTATTTCGCCAACAGTTGCGCGCATTCGAAATTCATTGTCAGTATATCTTCAAGTAATTTCTTTTGGAACTGGTCAATCGTATTTTGGAATACGAAGACAGGTGACAGTCCAAACACCTGAAAATACGATTGAGCCAGATTCAATTTTGTATTTGCAGGACGATCAAATCGTAAAATTCAGCACTTCCGGAGGAATGCCAGCACCTCTTGTTGCTGGCGTTGATTACAAAATTCGCATTTTTGGAGATGCCGTCAAAGTTTACGATGCGACAACGGGGAATTTGATTGTATTGAATTCTCCCGGAACAGGGGAATTATCTTTGGATGTTGAGAGAGTGATTCGCCCATTGCCTTCAACAAGTATTCTGTGTGAAAAAGCACTATACGAAAACGGGCAATCGGTAAAAGTGAGAGCCGTAAATGGAGACACTCTTCCAGAAGGTCTTCAGCCAGAATTTTCATATTATGTTCGCCGTATTTCTGAAAATTATATTGAGCTTTATCAAACGGCAGAACAAGCGCGAGGAACAGGGACAACTGGAAGGATAGAATATCTTTCTCCGGGAAATTCTGTTGAATCACAATTTTACATTGATGCTATTGATGATGAAGTTTTGGTGAAAACAATTCATCAGATTGAGAAACCTTTGACTGACGGATTTGTTTCTCTTTACGCATGGGATTTTGCCCGTTCAAATGATTTAACACTGGTTGGGCAATATCATCCTTCCGAGGTTAATCCGCAGTATCGCAGAATCCGCATCGGGCAATCTTGCGCTTGGGTTCGGTTGGCTTATCGGATGTCGCCTCCGTTCATCACTTCAAAATACGACTACATTCCTATTGAGCATGAACGGGCAATCATCGCGGCAATTCATGCTGTTGATATGGAAGACAAAGATTTTGCAGACCAATCGGCGCGATATTGGGGTATTGCTTTCAATTATCTCCGGAACCAACAAGAATACATTGATGGTCACGCAATGGTTCCTCCGCAAATTAACAATGTCACTTACGGAGACGGAACGGATTGGGTTATTAGCTGATGAAATCGCCTCAAATCACTTCTGGCAGACTCGTCAAAGCGACAAGCGGATGGTTTGCTGGCGTAAATTCTATTAGGAATCCTTGGGCATTGCCGGAAAATCAATTCAAATGGGGCGTCAATGTTCAAGTTCGCGGCGGAATTGTTCAAACTCGTCCGGGAAATGCGATGCGCCTTTCTTTGCCTCCGGGAAATTTTCAAGGAGGAGTTTTCTTCTCAGCCAATAAACAGAAAACTTCGCATTCAACGCAAACGATCGACGGAGAAACGACTTTTTCTGCATCCACTATATTTGATGTGAATGGTGAAGGCGTAATTGCCCAAGAATTGAATTATGTTGTTTTTGCGGTTGATGGTTCTGTTTATTACGCTCCTTTCCCGCTAACACAGCCTAAAAATTGGGCTGAATACAAACTCACGAACATAAAACTTGATCCGAATGTAGATCAGTTTGTTTTCACGACAGGAACGCAATCGGCGAATATCTCGACCGGTAAAAACGAAATCGTAACTCCTTCTCATCGTGTAATTTTCATTCAAGACGGGATTTCTTCTCCCGCTTATTGGGATGGCTCTGATAAGGTCGGTGCGCAATCTGATAAAATCCCGACTGGATATTGGATGGCATTTTCTGGAAACAGACTTTGGGTAGCAGATAAAAATATCGTTCTGGCTTCAGATTTGGGCGATCCTTTGTCATGGGAAGAGAGGAAATCAGGAACTGGGCGAGGGGACTTTGCATTCAGTCGGCCAATCACCGGAATGGTGAATTATGTTGGTCAGGACACTTCAACCAGATTGATTGTTTTCACTGATCGCTCAACATTCTCGCTTGCCAGCGGTATTCTTGATAGGAGTCAATGGACTTCTACGGCTAATTTTCAAAACACGCTTTATCCGACTGTTGGTTGCGTTGCTGGGAAAAGCATAGCTTTTCAAGCTGGTCAAATGTGGTGGTATTCACAGGGCGGACTTGTTGCGGCGGACGTCGCGGCGGCATCATACCTTTCTTCGCAGGTTCTATTTAAGGATGTAGAAATGGCGCGGAGCAAGCAATACATGGCTTCCGACATCACAAGAATCTGCGCGACATCTTTTGAGAACTATATTCTTGTCAGCATTCCTTATCTCGAAAAATTGAATAGCCAGACGATGGTTTTGGATTATGCGGCGGCAT